CTTTTCTTTGGCTTTGGCTTGCTCTTTGAACCTTTATGATATGGCATGATTAATCTCCTATGACCATTTAACTTTATCTGCCCACCATGCAGCAGACATTTTGCCACGTGCTATGTTTTTTCTGTGTCTTGCTTTAAAACTTGCACGTTTTTTCTTCATCCTGTCTGATTCACCTGCTTTTGGTGCACCAGCAGTCTTAGCTCCTTGTTGTCCAAAACGTATAGTTTTAACCTTATCGCCAACTTTTGCAACAACAACGTGAGATTTGGTGGGGTGATTTGGTGTACGTTTTGGCTTGTTATAGCCTGATACACCGATACGTTTGAGTAAACTTTTCTTTTCCATGCCCCGATTATAACAAAAAAAGCCCCTGTGTGGGGCTTTAAGGGGGTATCAATCAACCTTAAAAAAGGACTTACAGTATATATTTATATCTGTCCCCAAGTCAACACCCTTTTTTTAGCACATCAAGTTGGGGTTAGGATAATCTTTCTTCATGGTATTTAATTAACTCATTGAAGTGTTGCAGCATATCTTCGTAGTCTTTTTTATATAGCCTTTTCAGCTTGCGTTTGTCTTGATGCATTTGTCTAACAAAGTCTTCACCATACATATCAATCATCCATAGTGTGTACTGGCCTTCTGCACTACCCTTACTCATGCCAAAACAATTACATCCTTTGCATTGTGGATGTACGTTTTCTACTTCTAACGCCCAGTATGATGAACTACCTTTAGCTATGTAGTGACCACCGTCTGCGTCTTTCCAATGTAATCTTTTGTCGCATGATACACATTGCACCATACCAAGTTGGTCAGCAGCCGATATTCTTGCTAACTTTTGTAAGGCAGTCAGACATTTCTTGCGTAGTTTTTGACTCATTCGTCTGTCATTGGCCTAGAAGGAAACGGTATATGTATGCCTGTACGCTCACTTAATGCTGAGTTGATAGCATCATAGACCTTTGATACTTTGTCTGATTCTATATCTGTGGTTGATGATACACCGTACATCGTGTTTTGTATTGATCGCCAAAACTCTTTAAATGATTCTTGTGTCCAGGGTATCTCAATAGAATCTCTGAGAAAGTCTGCGTTAAGTTGATGATAGTAACCAGCATCATTCAACATACCAGCTGCATTTCTAAAATAAACTTCAAGTGCAGCTTGTTGTTTGGGTGATCTTGGTTTACCTGTCTTACAAATAAAGGTAACAAAATCATGTTCATCGCATATCTCATCAACAAACTTTTTAAAACATTCTCTTTTGTGATTGTTGTTAACGTGCCAATGTCGTGCCATATTACTTCACCAGTTTTTTTCTTAACCATTTTTTACTTAGTTCTTGATTGTATTGATTTTTTTCTTTCTTGCTAACAAACGGTTTATACTTTCGTTTCTCCATATCTTTATCATCAAACCAGTCTTTGCCCTTAAGTTTTTTTCTAACAAATGTTGCCGACCTGTCAAATGCCTTTGCAATATCAAGCACAGAATACTTTTCACCGTAACTAAGTTTACGAGTTCGCCCCTTGTATACTCTGTAAATAGTTTTCTCACGCATTCATTCCAAGCTCTTCTTTAAGTTTAGCTAGTGCAATAATATTTTTTTCTCGTCTTTCTTTCTGACTATCTGGCTGCAACTGGTGCGGTATATACAGTTTATGGTAACTAGCTATCCTGTATTTTGTTTTTTGTAAACTCAGTATTGCATCAATATCTGGAAACGTAAACTTATCATTACCCTTTTGTCTTTCTGCATGTAGTTCATCAAACAATGCGTTAATCTCTTCTCTGCACATCTTGGCGATTGACTTACCAAACTCTCTCTTTGCTAGTGACAATGAGTTGTCATCAGGCCATTGTGCTTGCATACGTGAAATGCCATAAGTGTTCTGCAATCTAAAAAAGAAATAAGCGATTACATCTTTCTCGTCTCTACTAAAAGTCTGTGGCTTTTTCGTAGTCGTATATGCTTGCTGCATAAGTTGTTTTAGCTGTAGTTTTTCCATAGTTGTTTCTCCTTTTTTTGTCGTTTGATTCCCAGTAAGACAATGCACGCTTCCAATCTTTCATCTTTACCCTACCAACAACCCATCCTTTTGATTCATGGTAATCAAAAAATTGTTGTACGTCACATTGATAACCCTTTTCATTTTTATATTGTTTTAATTCATCAACTGTAGGCTTATTAAATTTAATATTAATACTTGTATTATTATGGGTGACATTTTTGTCACCAGGGGGGGTGACATTTTTGACGCTGCCCTCATGACAAATTTGTACATACCTTTTGCTAATTGTTTTTGTCCCTTCTTTGTATTCCACAGTCATTTTAATATAACCAAATGCATGTAATGATTGTATTAATCTCTGAATAGATCGTTTGTCTATGCCGTACAACTCAGCAAAGTAATTATTTGTTGCCCAGCATCTGCCTTCTTTGTTACATAACGAGCTTATCTCACCGTACAACAACTTAGCATTAGCTGTAAGACGTTTATCATATCTAACACTAGCTGGTATGACTGCATAGTAGTTTGGTTTCACAAAATTATAATTACTCATTCAGCAGCCCTAATAAATTCAGATAGTTTAACGTCACAGCTGCTTGATATTTTTTGAAGTGTTCTAATTGATGGTGCTCTTTTGCTGTTTATTAAGTATGTAATCATAGATCGTGACATACCGCACTTGACTGCAAATTGTGTTTGATTCATTCTAAATTCATTTAAAAAATGATTGATTGCTTTTCCAATATTCAAATCAATACATTCATTGTTATCTTTTGTATCCATCATAATTCCTTACTGTATTGTTAAATAAGTTTGACATACTTTTCACAATGTGTCACTATATATTTTCAATTAATTTATAAAAGGGAGTAGTAAAGTGACGGTATTTCAATTTCCAAATGATGAGATCAGTCATTGCGATAGATGTGGTGAATACGAGGATAGTTACTTGTATATCACCGTTGATGTCTATGGCATATGCAGCAACAAAACAAGATTTGACGATGGATCAACTTACGTATGCCACGATTGTTTAACTAAAGATGAGTACAAATTACTTAAAAGGTTAAATGATTTTGATCGTGGTGATGCTGACTGTCAATTAGGTAAGCCACATATGCCAGGGCAAAGCACCGAATATGACTGGGCTTATGGTGCTAGATACGCAAAACAACAGATGGATGATGCAAAACTAGAACCATTGAATAAATTTAACGAAGAATTATTGGGGTTATAAGATGAAAACAAACATACCAGATAGTGTAAAGAAAGTATTTCAAGAGATGGGAATCAAACCAGACCATGATAACTTATGGGATTGTCATGGAACTATGGTTATCAAACATAAAACGCTTGAGAAGCTAGCTGCATTTAAGGGCATACAGTTTGATAAGCCAGAGTTTATAGAGGTTAGCATCAAAAACAAAGAAGTGGCTATCTTAGTTACTGGTCATCTTGGCGATAAGTCGGAGTGGTCAGTAGGTGAGTCAGCCCCTTACAACTGCAAGAATAGCTATCCGTTTGCTATGGCTGAGAAACGTGCCAAAGATCGCGTGATCTTGAAACTCGTTGGCTTGCATGGTGATGTGTACAGCGAAGATGAAGCTGACGATTTCGCGGTCAAACCATCTTACACGTTAGAACAAAAAGCTATGCTTGATGATGCACTACAGCGTAATGACAGTCTAACTATGCACGCATTGATGGCACAATGCACAGAGGATCAAGCTACTGGACTGTTTAATTCGTTCAGACGTGGCGAGGTAAGTGCTAAAAAAGATAAGATCAGACAGTTAAGCAGCCATGGCAGTAATCAATGGAAAAAGCTGAAAGATGATGTGCAGATAGGATTGTCTGACCCAGACGCATACTTTGATGTGGTAAACGAAGTAGAAAATCTTAGTGCATTTGACTTGAAGTTCTTGCACACAATGATAGATAAACAGCAATCAAATCAACTCAAACAACTTATGGCAGGGTAATATGTATTTTAGAATTAATTTTGATATGGATTTAACAAAGATAGATAAAGCTAGAATAGTAGAGGGATCATCTGGCGGTAAATATGCAAAGTTTACTTTGTTCTGCGACACAGACAAAGTTAAAGATGAGTATGGGAATAGTGGTTTTGTTAGTCAGGCTTTAAATAAACAAGATTTTGACAATCAAAGAAACGGTATTGAATTCCCAGAAATGCCGATTATTGGTAAAGCTAAAGTAGTTTATCCTAAAAGTGACGTTGCTGTTGAACCGCAAAATACTAAACCAAAGATAGTTGATAATAATTTTGATGATGATATTGACTGGTAGAAGAAAGGGGCTGTTTCAAGCCCCTCAATAAATGACAGATCACATCTACAGTAAAACCATTCCCTAACATTTTATATCTTTGAGTATTTGATACTCCCTCTGTGTAGTTATCGGGTACAGTTTGCAATCTTTCGCACTCAATAGGATGTAATTTACGGATGTTTGGCTTTGAGTGCAATATATCTTTAACAACATAATTATCTTTTGTTACTGTTGTTAATGCGTTTGTTTTTCCATCATCCCTACATTCTAATCTTTGTGATGTAGAGCCGTCTTCATTGTAACGCCCACGCATAGCACAACAAACAGATGGAATATGACCACCGCCAGACGCAGTACGAATGGTTACAGATTTATCGTAATGCACTCTTGGTTTCTTCTCACCAAACCCACCATAAATATTAGATAGCATTGGCTCTTGTGCATCGTCTAACAAAATGTCACGCAACATGATGCCCTTGTCTTCTGGCTGTCCTAAAAACGGAATGTTTGTCCAGTACAATCTGTGGCGATTCTGAGCACTCACTAAAATGCTGTTTATGGCGATAGGTTCAACACCAAGATACTTTGAGATAACATCTTGACATTCTTTCTTCATCCGCACGTTTTCTAGCAAAAAGTATTTTGGTTTTAACTCGTAGTAAAGCCAGACAAACTCAAAGAAAAGTTTAGAACGTGGATCATCAAAATTAAGTTGTTTACCCGCAAACGAAAATCCCTGACAAGGCGACCCACCGATAATTAAATCAATGGGTTCCTCAAAGTCAGATGCATTTAGTTTTGTTATGTCCCCTACGTGTTCAATGTCGGGGTAATTTTTGGCTGCAATCTGCATAGCGTACTTATCTATCTCTGCAGCGTAATAATTATTGACAGGTATTCCAAGTCTATCCAGGGCTATCCTAGTGCAACCCATACCATCAAAGCATGATAAAACATTCATTTTATTTCTCCTCTGTTATAAGTTTATAAAGATAACCTTTACCATTTGGTCGGTTTTGTTTGACCAATACCTCAACATTTATATCTCTAGGTAAATTAAATCTAGCCCTATTTTCATCCCATCTAAACGATCTCATTACCGCACTTATTGATGTCTCCATTGAGTAGACTCCATAACGTAACTCAATTAATTTTTTTAAGTCCCAGATCGTGTAAAGATTTCCGTCTTTCATTACTTCATATAACGCTTGTTTTGTTGATAGTTTCATTGTTTTACCTCACAATTATTTTCAATTCTTGTTAGCAAATCTTTAATTTTAATTAAATCTTGCTCCAACCAACTCACCGATAATTCGTCATGTTCAATGTCATCAAGTAGACAGTCGATTGATAGGCTTACATCTTTTATTTCTTCCTGAAGTTTCATTGTTTTATCCCCTTATTAAGATTGTTAAAAAATATACTAGTGTATAAGACCCGATTGAAATTAAAGCCATTAGAGCGATTAAACCAAGACGGGATACTATGACACCTGTAATCCGTTTACGGTTGCGTATCAGCCTTATATGGCGTTTTTGAGCCTGTTCTCGCTTTTGTGCTAGATATCTGAGTGCTCTAGCGTTTCTAGTTGGTATGTCCCACGTTTTACTGTTCATAGTTCGTCCTCGCTAAAAATAGAATCTTCTGGGAACTCAATGATTGTCCCACCGTCTAACGCCCATTCATAAAGTCTATCGCCCAATAAATCTTTCATCTTGGGCATATCATCCTCGATGATCTCGCACCAATAGCACTCCGTTGTTCTGTATCTGATGCCATCTAAACAAACATCTGTGCGGTCTACTGTGGTATAACTGTTTGAGTCAAATGTTTTAATAGTCATTGTGTCACCTCTCTTCTTTTAATTATCATTTTGTATTCATACACAAGATGCTCTATCTTTTCGGATACATACTCTTTGCCCGAACTCTCGTCATAGAGATAAAAATATTTATCTTCGCTTGCCCATTGTGGATAAATAACACCGTCAGCATCCTTATTTGGACAAACATATATGGCTATGGGGTCATAATATACGCCATTCGTTAAATCATTATTTGGAGTTGCAAAACTCGCACACTCATCATTTCCGTAAGATACATCTTGAAATCCTTCAGCCAATAAAATCAGCAGTTCTTCGTGAGTGAGTAAATTTTTGCTATCTCTGTGAGTGTAAAAAGTTTGATTCACTCTGTAACGGTCTTTTAGTTTATTCATTAGTTGCACTCCCTTTCGTGTAATCTTCTTAGTTTGTCATCAATTTTGAGCATATGGGCGATTGCTTCGTCAAAATCAAAGAACACGCCTTGGCATCCGCTGAAGTCTTCATCAAAACAATCTATATCGCCTGTAATGGTGATCCCATTGTTTTCATATCCATAATTAATGGTGAATGTTTCAAAGTCACAATTCTGAAACTCAAAACTTAGATGATCGTTCCTTTCGTCTGTTACATCTTCAAATCTTGAAAGCCCCAATAATAAAACATCAACACCGCTTAATGTCTTATATAAAGATTCCCTTTTCTTTTTAGATTCCCTGTTGTAATCAAATTTAGTGAGTCTATCGTTTAGGGCTTCAAGTGCTTCAAAAGTGTTTTCTCTAATCTCCATTGTTTACCCCTTATGCGTTCAAGTCTGTTAGTGGATACTCACCGCTTGCGATCTTTTGTCGTGTTTCTGCGATGCCTTCCATTAAAAACTCACGTAAATATTTTCCTGTAGTGCGTGAGTAGTCCCAGTAATAACCATCC